TATGTGTTTTATTGTCAAGTCACGCAACTATAAGTACCTAATCCGATTTGGGGGGGTCGGTCATATCCGACTGTTCCGACTTTTCCGATTTACCTGGTGAATAGAGTCCCTATATCTAGGCTGCTGACCTCTAAAATAAATACAATTATTTATCAAATGAGTGTAGACAGGATGTCACCATATGTTATAATACAATCTCACTTAACAACAATATAGGAGAACAAAATGAGTGAAGTTCAACAAGAAAAAGAGCAAACCCAAGCAGAATTTCTTCTGTTTAAACTACAATTTATGGGCTTGATGATGGCATCAGGTAGACAAGAAGATGTTGACGAATTATATGTTGACGCTCAGAAAATCTGCAAAGAGATGATTAAGCAAGGTCTATAAACCAAACCAAGTCCCCCTCATCCGAGGGGGCAATCTAGCCTTATAGGAGGGGCAAAGATATGAATAAAAAACTAGAAGATTTAATGAAACAATTACCACCTTTACCAAAGGCGGACAGTAATCCAACTACTATCGGATTTAAACCAAGATTGAGTATCAACGCGATATTCACATACAACTATAAACCTCAAGAAATGTTAGATTTTGAAATCGGTATAAGAGATATAAACGCTGATGAATCTGAGTTTATTGGAAAATTGCTTTTAGATATATTCAAGGATGAATTGTGCTGCCTTGATGATATATGCAAATTATCGTTATGTATCGGTTGCGAAAATGAGGATTTTATAAAACTACCTATTATCAAAAAGATATTCGCAAGAAATGGTAAATATTATTTTGACTCAGAGCAACGCGATGAAGTAGAAGAGAAAATCTTTCAAGGTATCGCTGAGAAAATAAGATTAGCTAGTTGAACATATCAAGCGCACCCCAAGGATGCGCTTTATTATGTTTAATAAATAGGAGTAAGTAAGATGTATAAGATAGTAAGATTTACTTTTGATGATGACCACCCTGACAATCACAAAGTAATTAAAACAGGGTTAACTTTAGAAGAAGCGCAAGCTCATTGCCAAAGAGATGACACCAGAGAAAAAGGCGTTTGGTTTGACGGCTATACTGAGATGTAATTACCAAAGAATTCAAGGTTGGCGGTTATCCTTGGTTCTCCTATATTAAACTAAAAAACCGCCTTTTTATTAAAAAACGGCTCATTTATTGGGCCGTTTTGTTATCTGAAATAACTTTGGCAGCCCCATACATCAGACCAGGCGACTCTCAGTCTCAGATTTATATCGAACCTGGCCTGGGGTCTTCTATATAATATCTTATCTATCCTATCTGGGGGCGCAGCCAATTTTTTTCCTGATCTTAATAATAAGACCCGACCCGACCGCCCGACTGATTTATATATATCTATCAGTCATCATATATAAGAGCGTGATTAAATGCGCAATAGATCTAAAAAATAAGACCCGACCCGACCAAAAAAAAACCGCCATTTCTGGCGGTCTTTGTTTCGGGGTGGTGGTTAGTCTAAGCAACTTTATCCATTATTATAACTTCGCTTGCTCCCTTTTTTAATAACGCTTCTTTAATTACTTTGCCGTCAATATAAAAGCGATAAACTCTATCGCCATTATCTAATTGGCGGTGAGTTGTCGAATGCTTTAAGAATGTATAAGAGTTGCTCGCGCTTGTTCCTATTCTTACTTCTACATCACCAGTTTTTTTAACGCCATATGATTTAGCACCCTTATATATGCAAGCGGTAACAATATTCCATATTGGATATGATTTCATTACTTCACCCCCTTAGACAATTCAAGCACATATCTTATATATTCATTTGCTTTTTTTAAACTATAAAAAGATTGAATAATACCTTGATCTATTACGTGATATTCTACACCACCATTTTCATTTTGAACTTTTTGAATATCCATTATTTCACCCCCTCTAAAATTTTAGCTAATTTTTTAAGGTCTTTTAAACTCATATTATCAAGCGGATCAGTATTAATAAGTGAACCATCTTGCCACGCTTTAAGATTGCGAAAATCATCCAATTGGACTGGCTGATTATTTTGCTGATGAAGTTGTACTTCGTTTTTATCTTTCATTTTTATTTCCTATATTGATTAATTGAATCTTTATTATACAACGATAATAAACAAATTGTCCACCAGGATTTTATCTATATATAACCCAGGTTTTTTAGATCTAAAAATTTCCTGGGCTACCTAGATTCGATATAAATCTATCTATCAGTCTCTATCTATCTGTCGGTCTGTCGGTCTTGTCGGATTCTAATTATTAACCCGACACCCGACTAAACCCGACACCCGACAATATCTCAATATCATCATCTATCTATATATATCTATCATCATCTATATCTATATATAAGAGATAACCCGACACCCGACACTTAAAGATGAACCCGACACCCGACATTTTCATTTCTGTAGATGTAGAGCCAAACGAGGTTAGATAAATGCTATTTTTCATATGTATTCCTATTATATAGAATAAATAATTAACTAATATGTATACATTTTGTTTCCAAATAATGTATAATGAACCCTCAATAGAAATAAATTAGGAGATACAAACAATGTCTACAAGAAGTGAAATTGCAATAGAAAATAAAGATAAATCAATATCCTCAATATATTGTCATAGTGATGGATATTTGGAATACAACGGTAATATCCTAAACAATCATTACAACAGTTATGAATTAGCATCATCTATAATAAAACAAAGTGATTGCTCATCTTTAGGAAAAACAATAGAGGATAGCCGTTTCTACAATACTTGGAGAAACGAAGATACCAAAGCAAAGGAATTTGATAGTGAGTATAATTTTATGTACGCATTTAGAAGTGATATTTTTGCAGAATATATCTACTTGTTTAAAAATGATAGGTGGTATGTTTCAGAACTCAAAACTATAGATAATCCTGACGACAATTACGATCATTATATTGCCTATCATACAAAGTTTACACCATTAGATATTGCTCTGAGTAATTTGCCATCAGAGGAGATTGCATAATGCAAATATCAGATCAAGAAAAAAATCTAATGGATAAATACGATTTAGGTTGGTTTTATTCTGGTGGTGGTTGTGTGCATTTTTCACATGATCTCAAACTGACAGATGAAACCTTATGGCTAATAAATGATATGTATGAAATGCCAAATGGTGAATTAGATTGTAGTCAGAGATTCCCAACAGATGAAACTCAATTATGTATGTTTGGTTTATATTATGCAGATATGCTTGAAGATAATTTAAGAAACCGAATATATCAAACAATCCAAGATAATTTATCAATCATACATGAGCATAAAGAAATTGAATGGGAGTTTTATGATAATAGTGACGGATTCACATTTTACGATACTCTCAAAAATGGAGTGCCAAAAATGTTTGCTCTCACAAACGAAATTGACAAATTGAAGGAGAGCCAATAATGAGAACTATACCTAGTGGCAAATCAGAATGTGTATTGTGTGGCAAATTTGAAGACGAAAATAATACCCAAGAGCAAATGGGTTATGAATTATGCCTTCAATGTGTTAATTACTATACTGATGAAGAGTTACTTGATGAGTTAGATTATCAGAAAAAACTCACTTGGGAAGATTATTACAGATACTTAGATATTCCTGATGAATGGGAAAATGTATCTTATGGTAATGATGAATTACCAAGTTTCTCTCACAATGGTTATCAGATATGGATTAATCACCCAACACTAGAAGGTAGACAACAAGCATATCTTGGTATTGGTCATCAAGATTTATCTGAATTTGAAGATTGGAAATTTGCTGTTACTTATGAATTTGATTATGGAGAGGTGACGAATAATTTACTCTATACCATGTATTTTGATGAGGTAGTTAATTTTGTAAAAAAAATTGATATGTATGCGATTAAACAATTGTTGGAATATCACACAAATTACCATTTAAAAGTAAAAGAATGGCAAGACTACGAAGTCAGAAATTTCATCAAAGATTTACTCAATGGTAAAACTGAATATTATCTTGATGATAAATTCCCAAAACAAACTTTTATAAATTTCATTAATAACATAGGAGAAAAATAATGAAAATAACTGAGATGAATAGAACTAATGCAAAGTTAGTTAGAGAAATCTTAAACGAGAAACTACCATCTATATTGAAAGAATATGGGTTAAGTTTTGAATTAGGTAACGCTAGATTTGATGATGATGGAGTCAAATTTACAGGATTCAAATTATCTGTAAAAGGTGCATTATCAGAATCAGAAAAGGCATTAAAGTATGAACTTGAATCAAGAGATAGTATGGAATGGAAAATGCTTGATCAAAATAAAATAGCCAAACTTGATGGAATGGATATTGCTCTTGTTGGTTTCAAACCGAGAGCAAGAAAGAAACCATTTATTATCCGAGATTTGAATACCAATAAAGAGTATGTGATTGGAGAATCATTAGCTGAAAGGTTATTCAAGAGTGATAAGAAAGAGGGAGGTAATCTTACTTTAACTGATATGCAAGGAAACCCGATAGGAGAACAAGCATGAGTAAAGATAAGACTACTGATAGATGGGAAAAGAAGATTTCATCAGAACTGGTGGGAAAAACCATTGCCAAGATTGAATATCTATCACCAAAAGAAGGTGAGGAAATGATGTGGTATAAACTTCCTTTAGCCATCACATTTACTGATGGCTCTTGGATATTCCCAATGGCAGATGATGAAGGTAACGATGGTGGCTCTTTAGCTACTTCTATTGAGGGATTGGAGACAATCCCTGTAATGGGGAGAGATTAGGATAATGAGCGATTTAAATTATGAAATACCAGATTTTGATCCAGTAGAATCCAAAAGAAAATATGATTTGGAAATCAAAAAAAGAAGGAAACAATATCCTATTCCGTTATCTGAGAAAAATAGAAACGAGATATTGAGGAGATGTGAGATTCTACGCTACTGGGGAGATGATGGCATCATGTCTGATTACTATGAATCTACAGATCAAGAGTTAGTAGATAGATATAGTTGGGTATTAGATAAAGAACATGATGAAGAACTAGCCAAACCATTAACCATTACTATCTAAGGAGTGAATATATCAAATCCATCAGCAATGGTGGATTTTATTATATTTATTAAACTAGGAGAAAGTAAATGACTGAGGTAATAACTTGCAGAGAATATAATCGTAGAGGTTTTGAACAACATAAAAAAGACTGTAATGAATGGAAACCGAATCAAGGCGGTTTTCCTAACATTGGTTTTTACATATTTGAGAAACCAAATGGAGAGCCAAGAAACTATGGCTATGTATTAGCAACAGAAAATGGCGGTGAATGGTTTAAAACTAAAAGACAAGCTATTAAGGAGATTTCTGATGATAATGAATAATTTAGACTCAATTCATTTTGAGATCAATCGTATTTACGAACAATGGGACGAAGGTGAAATAACATACGAAAAGGCAATGGAACAAGTCAAAGATGTATATAAGATATTCGTAAAGGAGATTTCTGATGAAACTAACTAAAGAGAATTTTAACAAAGTATTTGATTATATTGATGAACAAGCCAATTCAACAAGTGGAGAATTTGACGAAGAAACTAATATAGTTGACGCAGTAGAAAGAACAGTAGAAATGTTTAAGGAGATTTCTGATGAGTAAAACTTACATTTTAGATATTACAGGTATATGTGTTGAAGAAGATGAAATTGAAAATACTACAATACATATTTGTAGAAATGGAGAATGGTGCGAAATACCTTGGGATATGGAAGATATTGTCAAAGTAAAGGAGATTACTGATGAGTAAAATTATTGTTCCAGATGAAAAATGGGTAGAGCTATATGCAATGTTATCTGAATACATACTTGAATATTCTTCAATTGATCCAATTTATGATGACGAAGGATACAGGACAGAAGAAAAGCAAGATGAATATATAGATATAGTAGACTCCGTAGAATCAATTATGAGAAGTATACTAACGAAAGAAGGCGATCTAAGTTGATCTCTTTTCTACTTCAAGACTGGCGACTATCGGGATTATTTCCCGATACTCGCTGTCTGTATAATCCCCGAATATCTGGAAACCTTGTTCGTTTATCTCATACTCAACTGTAATGCCCGACTCTGTTTTTAGTGTATTTCTTCCCGACATATTATTTGCTCTCCAGGGCTTTAGTTCCCGATTTATTCTCAATAATCCCGACCGACTTCTCTCCGAGTAATTCCTGAAGTCTCCTTTCTACTTCGGGCCGACTCATTTGATCGATCTTCCCATGCAATACTTCCCGACGATCAACGATTAGTCCCCCGACCTTCAATAACAATCCCTGGGCTTGAATCGCAGCGTTAAATGCACCCTTACCCCAGGCATCATCACGCAGTTTATATAGATCTTCAACGGCCCTCTCATGCGTTAATTCAAATTTCTTCTTTGCCTCGACCATCAATCGCTCGTATTCTCTACGAACATGTGCATATTTACTGGTTGAGTTCTTACGCATATATCGCCCGACAACAATAGGATTTTTATATCCTGCCTTCTTAGCAGCCTCGGCATACGTTAATTGTGGGTCGTTTACAAGATTCCAAACTAATAATCTTTGTCGCTTAGTTAAATGCTTTTCATCTTGATTTAGATATTCGATAGGCATTTCATCTGTTTCTTCAAGTGTCGGTTCTATCTTTACACTTTTTCTTATGTATGTGTCTTTCGGCATATACCACTCTTGCTCCAGGAAATGTAGTAGCAATATTAACAATCATTTCCGACTCTAACAACTCCCGAATGTCTGGGTGCAACGATTCTCTTATCTTTTTATTCGCTAATATCTTCATTTATACAAATACTATAACAAAAGGTTTTGTCATATTAAATTAGTTTTGTCAGAGTTCTGGCAGAATGTGTGTGACAAAACTAATTCCGCTTAAACAAAGGGCTACAATATATATTTAAATAAAAAAGGGGGGTTTTGTCTTATATTATCTTATATACCCTTTTCTTTTCTTCATATCAGAAGGATTATTTTACATTTTGTATACGGATCTTTATAGGAAGGGTAACTATCTGACAAAACTGACAAAACTCGTAAATACTATGAATAAAGGGCTACAAGCTAAATAGTTTTGTCATCGTCATCGTCGTTTCTGACAAAACTACGACTTTGAGGGGGTTGAGTGTATTCTTGTTCCATATTGAGGTTAAATGAGTCAGTCAAGAGCCGACTGATCGATTCGAAACCGATTTCTGGACGCGCTGAGTGATTCAATACCTCGCATATTCCGTAGGCCAGTATCATTTCTGCGACCATTTCGGGTCTTGCACCGCGCTTTACAAAGTCTTCAAAGAGTAGATCCAGGCGTTCTTTACCCTCAATATGATTCGGTTTAGGCCGTCTTTCTTCAAGTGATATGATTTTCAGGTCAGGCGTTGTTTTCTCTTCCATATCGGGAGTATATCATTTTTTTGTTACAACTCTAAAACTTGTTGAGCAGTTCTATTTTTTTGCATACTGATATACTCGGCATTTAACTCGCAACCAATCCATTTTCTACCTAATTGCTGCGCTACCATTCCTGTTGTTCCGCTACCCATAAAAGGATCAAGTACCACGCCATCTTTAGGGCAACCCGCCAATATACATGGCTCGATTAAATCAGGTGGAAATACAGCAAAGTGTGCGCCTTTAAATGGTTTAGTAGTAATAGTCCATACTGATCTTTTGTTGCGCTTTTCTGGCTCGGCATCTTCCTTAATCGCTTCATTATCAAAATAATATTTAGGGTTTTTACTTAACAAAAAAATATATTCATGTGATTTAGTACAACGATCTTGCACACTCTCTGGCATCGGATTAGGTTTATGCCAGATAATATCTTGTCTTAAATACCAACCATCAGCTTGTAAAGCAAACGCTACTCGCCAAGGTATGCCAACTAAATCTTTTTCTTTTAATCCGTCAATCTTGTTGGCTCGCCTTGCCACTTCTTGAGGTAAATCTTGATTCGTGTTACTGACAGTTTGTTTTATCAATGCCTGACCTTTGCCCGGTCTGTAATTGTAATAACTATCACCTAAGTTAAGCCAAACTGTGCCATCATCTCGCAACACTCGTTTTACTTCTCTGAATACCTTAACTAAGTTTTCAACAAAATCTTCTGGCGTATCTTCCAAACCTAATTGACCACCAGTTCCATAATCACGCAAACCCCAATAAGGCGGTGAAGTGATACAGGTGTTAATGGATTGCTCTGGCAATTCTTTTAATGTTTCTCGGCAATCGCCATACAAAGTTCTGTTAGTTTTAAAATTCAAACCCGATTTGTCCTTTTCTATCCTCTACCTCGCCACCTTGCTCGACAATCACCATATTTTTTAATATGTGACAGATAATCTCTATCGTCCAACCATTCCCTAACATGTGATAACGACGACTGTTACTGACGTGCGCGGTATAATTGTCATCAACTGTTTGTAGGCGTTCAGCTTCAATCGGGGTCAGTTTACGCCAACGCATTTCGGAATCTACCAATACATTATCTTTCTCAACAGTAGTCAGCGTGTTGCTCTTACCATCATCTTTAATTTCAAGTTTTTGATAGGTAGTTCCATCTCCGTTATATCTACCGCGTATCGCACCAGCTTTTACCAATAAATTATTTTCTTGCCAAGAACTTGATGTAAGTGAAGGGGTTTTGCCGTCTTTTGCTCGAATACCACCTTTGTTTGTGCTACGCGGTTTCTGATAGATTGCGACCTTCGGTTCTCGGTTTCCACCCGAACAACTGTTCAAAGTAGGCGATTTTCCGTCAGGAGAGTACACTCGTTTCAAAATATCGTGACCATTTATCTCAGCAGCCACTCCTACTTGCTTGGGTTTATGTAATCTCTTAGTATTTCCATCTTCATCACACGCAATATAATCGCCTTGTCTGCCATTCTTTATATATTCCATCGCGCTGAAAGTCTTTGCTTTCTCTTGTTCGTTACCAATCAAACATTTCCTATCTTTTTTTCTAGTAACAAATTTACTGGACATCAACGTAAAATTATCAGGATTTGTTTCCAATATATCCCTAAGTACAATACCTCTATCTTCGGGTTCGTTGATTCCTAGAATGTTTGTCCAATAGTATCTCCATCTGTTTTGTGCGCTGACTAACGCGCTATTCAAAAGTATGGGTTCAACACCTACATGTTCTGTAATCACATTTAGATACTCTTTTTTCATTTTGACGTTCTCCAAGAGAAACCAATCTGGTTCGATCTCTTTTAGTAAACGGACAAACTCAAAAAACAATACCGATTGCGGATCATCAAAAGCCAATCTCTTACCTGCAAAACTAAATCCAGTACAAGGCGAACCAGCCAGTATAATATCAGGCTTTTCGGGTAATGATTTCAAGGATATATCCCTGACATCACCCAACTGTATTGTATCTGGATAGTTTGCTTGGGTAACTTTGATTGGATACGGATCTATTTCTGATGCGTAATATGTTTTGATTGGTATGCCTAAACGATTCAGAGCAATCTGACCGCAAGACATACCATCAAATAAACTTAAAACTACTTTAGGTTTCACTTATATAAACCTGATTTCTCTTCCAAATCAGACAATGCTTGCATCATTTCGTGTTGCTGTTGCAGTAAATGTTCTTGCTCTTCCAGAGATTCACGCTCCATTTGACTGATATTGTGTTGTCTTTCAATCGTTTGCGCCAATGTCTTAACAGTAGTTATTTGAGTTTCTAAATCAAGTTTGGCAAATAAACCAATGATAGACATTATCATTTCATTATATATCGTGTTATCTGTAAATCTAGCCATATTATCCCTCCAATTCGATAATCGGTTGACTTTGTTGTAATAACTCTATCTTTGAAATGAGGCTGTCCTTCTGCATTTCATCAAGAGGTTCTTTGTTGATGATATCTTTTACTATGTTCAAAAGAGTGTATTGATATATCTTGGGACTTTTTACAATCATTTTACTCATAAATCATACCTCATCTCTTCAATTTCATATTCATCAAACTGTTCATCACACTCGTCGCAGTAATGCACTTTTGGAATACCTACATCAGGCTCGGCCTCTTGTGTGACAATAGTGCCGTCATCACATTTAGGACACATCATTTTTCTTCTCCTGATATTTTTGTTTGAGGTAATTTTCGTTTTTCTCTAAATATTCTTGCCAATCAAAGTAAGGTTTTTCTCCACAATCTCTACGTTCATCGCAATTCTTATAGTACATCCTTCTTACATATATTTGAAAATTATTCATTCTTGGCATATCTCCTCCCAATTCCCTGAGTAATTAGTCATTACAACATATCCAACATTTTCGTCAGCCAAGTCAGCCAATAAAAATGTAATGTATCCAGATCCTTTTAAGACTTTTTGAAACAACAATGCACTTGTTGGACTTTCCATCCAATACATGTAATTTCCATCGTCTTTGTCAAAAGGATTTTTGATCTCTTCTTGACACTCGAATCTGTCTGCTTGATCGTAATAAAAACTTCTAGTAGAAGTATTATATAAATAACCTATATCATCTAAATCTAATTTTATTGTAACCACTTCTTTCTCCATATTGATTTAAAGAAAGGGTAAGACAGGAGGTAGTTTACTTTTGTTTTTAAGGTGTAGTACCTGCCTTACCCTATACCTCAATTATAAACATATATTAAACAATAGGTCAACATATTGTTTCTTTATATAGTTATGCAAACTGTTGCTTATAATTATGCAATGCAGTAGAATGATATAACATACATAATTTATTGGAGAATAAAATGTCTGAACTAAACAAGACCCTACAAGATATTGCCACGCCTGGCAAAATAACTGTAACACCTTTTGAACCTGTTGATCTTGAATCTACAGAATTGTTTTGCAGCGATCTAAGATCAATGAATAGAATGTCATACGCTCTAACTGTATTAAGAGAGCGATACCCTATCGTGTTTGATGATATTTATAAAGAAGCAGAGGAGAGGCTTGCCAATGACGATAGGTAAACCCATCAAGTGTTATGTCTTCAATCGAACTAAAGGCGGTTACATATACTTGCCATACGAGAAGACAGAGTATGAGATTATCTTCCAGGGTGATAAATCAGAACTGAGAGATATAAGAAACTATTGGGTATCTATCGGTAAGCCAATGTATGACAATAAAAAGTCATTCCAAGAAAATATGCAAACTATATATAACAGGCTCGGCTTCTGGCCAGAGCCTTTTTATAGCGAAAACCTCATACAAACTATGTTATTAGATTTTGTTGAAGATGAAGATATGAAAGATTACTTTGAGTTTGAAAAGAAATTAAACATGTTCCCACCTGATGACAAAAAGAATAAGAAAAAAGTCTATCATTTTGATGAAGACGAATTCGACGACGAGATTCCATTTTAGGAGAACCAAATGAAACACCCATTAGATCAATACGAATGTGAGAAACGCGGTGATGCGTTTATTTATACTGCAATATCAAATGAGGATTACCACTCGGATATAGGTATCAGTTCATCTTACGTGCGTAAATTTGGCGAGAGCCAGTTACACGCGCTTGAATTAGAACAAGAAACAACAGCAGCTATGAATTTTGGGACAGCAGCGCACTCTTTATTAGTAGAAGGTGAAGATGCGTTCACCAGAGACGTTGGAGTAATCGTTGGATCTCCATACACCAAAGTAAACAAGGAACTCAAACAAGACATACTGGATCGAGGTATGTGCTGTATCAAAGAAAACGAATATAAAGATATTATGGCGATGCGTGACCATATGATTCCAGAGGGTGATATGTATTTGAATGGTGATGGCAAAATAGCCGAACCTTCATTCTATTGGTATGAAGATAAAATATTATGTAAGTGCCGTCCAGATGTAATTTGCCAACCAAGAGGCCCACATAAACCGCATGAAATCGTAGTCGTAGATTATAAAACCACTTACAGTTGCTCTCCTGAGTATTTCAAAGAATCTGTATTGAAGTATGGCTATGCAGAACAAGCTGCTTGGTATAGAAGAGGAATGGAAGCTGCAGGCTATAAAGTAAAAGAATTTGTATTTGTGGCTCAAGAAAAGAAACCACCATACGCAAGTAAAGTATTTATAATTACAGACAAGCAAATGGATGTTGCTTGGGAAATAATGAACACGCACCTGGAAAACATCAAAAGATGTATGAAGGGTAACAAACCAACTATATATAACAGTCCGAATATCGTGACATTGGATTTAGAAAATGAGATTACCTGAGAAAATGAAAGACAATATAAACCCTGACCATTACAAAGGCGAAATACAATGTATTGATGCCATCCAAGCCAGTATGAGTGCAGTACAATTTAAAGGCCATCTAAAAGCCTGTTGCATCAAATACTTATGGCGGTATGAGGATAAAAATGGCGTAGAAGATTTACGTAAAGCCAGGTGGTACTTACAAAAATTGATTGAAGAAAACCGCTAGTCGTGGCAGAAACAACTTCTACCATCATCCTCAAACATTTCTATTTGTTTGGCATCAAGTTTGGCTAACTCAACTAACTCTACGTAGCTGCTGTCTTTTCTAAATTTTGCTGTATAAGCATCTCTACCTAATTCTTTTTGTGCAGATGTTTGTAATTTTCTCTCTTGTTCTATCCACCAATCAGCAAGTTCTGGTTTCTCTTTTATAATTTTAATCAATGTTTTTTGACCTTTGAGATAACAAAGATCGCAATTTCCAGCTAAAGTCTTGCCGTTATGATTTGGTAAATTCAAATCAAAATCGTTGTTTCTCCAAAAATCACCTACATCTTTAACCATTACTTTATTATCAAACAATGGTACTAATGACTCGTATTTGTTCTTTCCTGATTCATTTTGTTTTACAGATTTAGATACTCTTCTTGGTTCGTCATATCTTAATCCAATCACATTCGCCCATCTCTTGTATCCATGTGATCTCATAAAACGATTCATCACACCAATTTTTAATTCCATTGTGCATAACCTGGCAACTGGATTTGGCAGCATCTTTTTTCTATTAATTAATGCTTCAAACGGCTCACCATTACGACTGGCTGTTTCGTATGTTACTTCTTTAGTTCGATAAATTGGCCGTTCTTCATGTATGTCTAACTCTAACCACCTAACATTTACATTCCAGTTTTTTGCACAATCGTTAATAAAATCCAAAGTTTGTACCATTTCTTTACCTGTATTAGCAAATACAACATGCACATCTTCAGGAAGCACCCCATCGTATGCTTCTAAAATTTTATACAGTAAATAGCCTGACGTTCTGCCACCACTAAAACTAATCAATGCAGGACAATCAAACTTCTTTGGAAGGAACATCTTTTCTTCTTGATGCTCCCAATAATTTTCAATTAAATGATTATCCATTTTTGTTATTATGCAGTTTTACAAAATATTCTGCATCTAAAAGAACCAATACTTTACTTCGATTCCTTTTGAGGACAACTAAAGGCTCATATCCTTTACAGTTTTTTGATGCCTGATCGTAGGCTTTCCAAAGATTTATAGACTCTTGATTTTTACATTCAATTGAATATGGAAACTTGTCCCTGGATTGCTTACCCATTATTACATCTTCACCAGCACTCCCCATCGGGCGACTTTCGAGATCATCTTCGTCAAGTCCAAGAAGATCTACTAACATATTTCTGAACTTCTGTTGTAGTAGTCTGCCTTTTGCTTTTGCTGAACTTGGTTTGATACATCTCTCCTTGTAAAAAAAGGTGCGTCTTGCTAGACAACTGCACCAAAGTTGCTCAATAAAGGCTATAGGAGTTGCCTTTTCTAGCTATAAGGTACATCTGCTAGGTTGAGATAGTGTGATGATTTAGGGTATGGAGAAACACGTATCTCTTTCGACTCCTAGCGAGCCGTGTGGTTATTATAAAGAAGGTGGTTTTGCCCCTTTATCATCTTCCTTCTCTTCTTTGTCGTTTGACATACTCGGTGGCAAATTAGATGCTTTTGGAGGAGTCATCGTTTCAGCTTTACTGAAAGCCTGTACTTCATTACTTGGCCCATACTCCGAACCCTCTTCCGCTTCTTTTACTATTAACTTGCAAATTACTTCTTTACCTTGTAACGCAACAGCACTTTTTGGCGGTGTATCCATTCCACATGCTTTCAACAAACGTGCAAAATCATTATTAGCGTAACCTCTGATCTCGGTTTGTTTTTGTGCATCTGCATGTTGATACCAAAGATTGAAGTTCTTTCTTACTCTCCAACCAGAGTATTTCTCACCAGTTACTGATAGTTCTACTTTTAGGTAATCGTTACCTGCAGCCGATGTCGTCTTTTCAGATACATTTATAATGCAAGGGTATTCGCCCTCTGGTATAAATGAACCGCCATCTGCCTCTTCCATACTTATATCTAATCCTTCAAAATCGTTCATACTGCACCCCCTGATGCAAATCCTAGTTTATTAATAATATCGGATAAGTTGGTTGCTTCAAACTCTTCTAACTTCCCACTCCGATCCTTTGCTGTGTAGTTTTGTCCAACTCTTGTTTGAAACCAACGACTGACAATTTTTTTGCCTTCTTCGTTCTCATCATCAAAAGTTCTTAAACATAACACTTCATCAAAAAAGTAAGGTATTTGAGTTGGCAACTTAGCACCCACCATCATCGGTTGATAGTGAAACATACCAGTAGCTTCATCACGCTCCCTTGCTTGTTTAGCGATGAATATAACGTGAATTGGCAAATCTCTAAACCTACGCATAGTTTTAATCATTACTTCGATTACCTCTCCGTATGCTCTGCGTGGATCTTTTGATTTTGCTTTTTCTTGAGATAACAAAATCTCTGACATCTCGGTAATACTATCCAGACAAACTGTGTCGTAATCGAGTGTGCCATTTTCTAGCATTTGTGCTATCTCTTCTATCTCTGATGCTTCTTTGACTTCAATCGCTGTCAAATTATCAGCATCTTTGATAGATAATAAACCACTCTCCATACTTACAACCAAGGTTTTACCAGGTGCAGTTTTGAGAGAAGTCGTTTTCCCTGCTCCAGACTCACCGTAGATTAACAATTTAGCACCCTGTTGTTCCACAAGTTCGTTTGGAGTTTTTATACGTGATAATATACTATCGTTCATATCTTTCTCCATGAAAATTATATTAAAGTTTAACTTTTATTTCATAACAAATTGAGCTACACTTAGTTTTTCACTCAATTGGGACTTATTGTAGCATGAACAAAACAAAAAACAAACAATGGATTACAAATTATTATTTTAGGCAGAAAGAATTATCAACTGAAATACTCAAGACCCTTTACCAAGAGGGATTTGAACCTGAATATAAGGAGAGAGAGGTGCAAAGATACACGTTGAGACAATACATAGAATTTATGGGTACGGAGGCAGCCGCAAAACTTTTTGAATGTACTCCTGGAACTGCAAAAGCATATAGGTATGGCAGAAGACAACCCTCCATCAAGCAAGCAAAAATCATAATAAAGAATACTGGCGGTAAATTAGATTTTGAATCTATCTACGGGCCAATAGACGAAACTAAGAAAGAAAGCTAGTGCTTAACATAGAGGTAACTGCGCAGGATACTGCGTTGGATCTTGCTCTCGCTTATCTGGAACATGGCTATAAGCCTGTACCTTTATTGAGACATAACAAAGTACCGCCAAAAGAATTAGGCGGTTGGCAACAATTTAAAGAGCAACCTCCAAGTGAAGAACAAGTAACGAAATGGTTTAAAGGTCGTGACGATCTCGTTGTTGCTTTGATATGCGGTAAATTTATCGTTGTAGATGCTGACACACCAGAAGCTGTCAATTGGGCAGAAGAAAACTTACCTAACACTCCATGTAAGGTTGTTACTGGTAAGGGTATGCACTATTACTATAATAACCCAGAAAACTATACTACTTATGTAGCTAGAAGAACCAACACGTCTGACCCTGCAAAGTTAATTGATATAAGAGGTACAGGCGGTCTTATAATTGCACCATACAACATACATGCTACTGGTGCGATATACGAACCTAAATTCATCCCTGGGTGGGATTGGCATAACACTAGCGACTTACCTGACTTTACAAAAGAGAACTGGATACAGATAACAGGTGCTGAAAAGATAAATGGCAAACCAATATCTACTCCATTTTCAATGGATGGTGTGGTTCAAGGCAGTCGTAATGACAATGCAGCTAGATTGGCAGGTAACTTAATTGCTAAAGGTGTCAGTATAGAAATGGTTGAGTTTTTTGTTCAGCAATGGAATCTACAAAACAAACCACCATTATCAAAGAATGAAATATCAACTACCGTAAATTCAATACTCAAAACCCATCAAAGAAAAAACCAACAAGCACCATTATTTAAGAAAAGTCAATACTCAATAAAAGAACCGAAAGACTTGTATGATCCTCCAGGTATTCTTAAAAAAGTATTTGAGTATTCAAAAAGAATCGCACACATACAGCAACCTGCATTATCAATGCAAACTGCATTGGCTTTTGGCTCTGTCGCACTTGGTCGTATATATAGAACAGATATGAATAACTTTTCATCTTTGTTTTTTATGTGTATTGCAAAATCAGGACAAGGTAAAGAGAACGTAAAAACTACAATAGAATCAATATTAGACGCATCAGGACACGCTGACATTATGGCAGGTGATGGATACACCAGTTCGGGTGCTGTTTATAGTTTACTTAGACATAAACCAACACATATAACTGTGATGGATGAATTCGGTAAAAGATTAGAAAGTATTGCAAAAGCTTCTAATTCAAACAAAGAAGACGCTCTACAGGTCCTTATGGAGTCCTGGGGTCGCTGTCACGGCACTTTAAGACCTGACAACTACTCTTTGATGACTTTGACCGCAAAACAGCAACAGGAGGCTATGGATCGCTCTACAATCAAACCTGCAATTACTTTGATAGGTATGTCAGTACCACGTAACTTTTATGGTGCTTTATCTACTGGTCGTATTGTAGATGGTTTCTTGAATAGATTTATTGTTGTGGAATCAAAGTTACCTAGATCGGTTGGTAGACTTGTATCTTACAGCGAACCTGATTACGACGTATGCGAATGGATAAGACGAATAAGACAACCAATGAATGAAATGGAGCAGATGGCAATCAATAATTCAGAATTAGATATGAAACAAAGAGTCGTGAAGTTCGACCAAAGTTCGTTAGACTTATTGAATGTACTTGCTCACGATTTAATTAAGCAACAAGACAAACTAGAGAAAGACGGATTAGAAGTTCTTTTATCCAGGACAAAAGAAAAAGCCATGCGTTTAGCTTTGATATGCCAACTAGCAGAAAATCCAAACGCTAAGACCATATCAAGTGAAATGACAGAGTGGGCTATTAATTATGTCAATTATTACGATCAGATAATGATTGATACATGTGAAGATAAAGTGGCCGGTTCTGAGATGGAAAGCAGAATAAAACAAGTCTTGAGTTTCATCAGAACGCAAGGCGAAATAGGTATCAGTAGAAGGGATATTGATAGAAGAGAAATATTTAGATCAATGAAGTCGTTTGAGGTCAAAGAGATTATAAATAGATTAATGAACGCAGGAGAGATACAAGAAAAGAGTGTGCGTACAAAATCTACAGGTAGGCCAATGAAACGTATAGTCGCAATTGACCCTGACTTCTTTGAAGACTAGGAGGGACAATGAACGCAAAACCAAAGATGGAAACAATCAACGATCAGAAAAGAGAAGAGAGAGTGGCTGGCTTTATAGAGGGATTATGGGGAGTCAGTTGCAATAAATTACCAGTATCATACGGACTGGACTATTGGTGCGAAAGTAAACAGTCATCATTCTGGCTTGAAGTTAAGTGTCGCAGCTTCGGTATCGATAGATACGATACGCTGTTATTAAGTGCATCCAAACTCAGGATGGGCGGTGCGTTATCTTTAACGACCAATCATCCATTTGTAATTGTATTTGCTATGACTGATAGCGTGTATTCACACACTTGGGATAGAAACAAAGTATATGATGTCAGATTCGGAACGATTGCTGAACCGCAACTACCCGAAGACTCAGAGCCATACATACACTTCTCCAGGGACGAATTAGATTGTTTGTCAGATAAGCCGTTAGGATTCGATAGAGAAGAACTTGGAATTAACTATAACTAAGATAATCTCATCAACCTAGATATTTCTTCATCTATGTTGGGTTGTTGTCTCGCAAACTGTCTTGCTGCAATATCTTCGTTTGCAGGAGAGCCACCCAAAAGACTCCTGCTTACTGGTGCTGTTGGTGTAACGCTTGCTGTACCACCTGTTGCAACATCATCTGGCAATCTCAAATCTAATGACGGTGCTTGAGTTGGAAGCATGTCAACAACATCCCTAAATTGTTCAGTTGCTGCATCCGTAATACCTGTTCTTTCACCTTCTTCTTTGATGGCTTCTATACCTGCATCTGTACCTTCACGTAATTCAGTAACACCTGCGATTCTCAATGCTTTTGAGGCAGCACTTAAAACCGTCATTATTGAACCTTTGTCTGATTTAGAAAGTGCTGCTATCACTTTTGGACTACTAAAGAAAGATTTATATACAGTCAAACCAACTGCAAGTGGCAACACATTTAAGTTAAAAAAGTTCGCAGCTATCGTACCTGCGACGATAGTACCAGCACCTGCTTTTTCTGTTGCTCCAACTGTAGTTTGTAAACTTCTAGCTAAACCCCTTAATGCAGTTGACATTTCTTTACCAAACATCGCCTCTAATGTTTCATCACCATACGAGTCTAAAGCTCTCTGAAAAACACCAGGTTTGAATATTTCTGATATTTCTGATGATCCAGGTCTTACACCTTTGTAAATCATTTTCTCAAGAGCCTCTTCTCTCACCGCAGCAAAAGCCTCTGGCGATAAAATTTGTTTTGCTTGATTTATTTCTCTTGCGCTTTGTGGTCTAAATATTGCACCTACTATTGTTTCAGGATTTGAGTTTTCTATATTTGTCATCAATCGAGATTTTTCAACAGTCAATCTAGCGTTACTGGCTTCGGCTCTGTCTTCGATAGAATCTAAAAATTTACCGAAAGTTGTACCTTGTGCATCTTTAGATGTTCTTATTTCATTTACTAATCTTAGTACATCTCTTTGTTGTAGTTTTGGATCAAACTTACGCATGTTTTGTAGTGTAGTAACCATTTTAGAATAATTTGCACCCAATAATGGCTCAAGAGTTGCTTGATATTTTAAGATATTATTAGAATAAGTTTGTAAATTAACAATACCAGTAGCAGGGTCTGTTGCTGAATCAAGAGAATCTTTGAATAATCTTCTGGTCAAATCTGTTCTAAGTTGATTCGCAACTGCAGGATCTCTTCTAGCCATCGCATTTATGATGTCTTCCATGTCACCGCCTCTGTTGGCTTTCATTACATACTCGTAAACATCTTTTGAATTTATTGCATGTCTTTCGTTATCTGTTTTTATTTTTTGTACTCTAGCGTTATTAAAAGGTTTTATTGCCTCTCGATATAATTGTTGTTCGGCTCTAAGTCTTCCTACTAAAGATGCAACTTCCTTTTTGTTGCCGAGTTTTGCCCTATCTGCTGCTGTCAATCCTTTAGATACATCAGCAAATGGTATTTTTGGAGGTGGCCCAAATTTACCAGCCATAGCTTCTGCTGAATATATAAATGTTTGATCTGCTTCATCAATGATTTTTGTTATTTTGTCCCTTACTTCATCAAAAAAATGTCCAGCAGACCCTGCGTTACCTAATTTTTGTGCAGCTTGCACACCTTTAATTGCTTCTTCTATTTTTCGTAATTTAGTAAGATTTACAACACCACTATAAGGGCCATCTTTTTTTCCTATCTGTTCTGAAAGACCTTTTATAATATTCAGTCCACCTAAATCATCTGCGTATTGTAAAAGTACATTTTCATCAGCAAGTTCATCATCTATAAATTTCTTTACCTCGTCCAGTTTCGCTCCTAACCTGGTAACATATTCTTCGTGAACTATGCCACCTTGAAAGGCTCTCATATCATCGTCAATAGCTTTGTATATTTTTTGATGATGCTCCATTGTGTCTTTGTATGCTTTTCTTATTGTGTTTTGCACATTCAAGCCGAGGTCGGATCTGCTACTAGCTTGCATTATTGGCCCGAAACCTCCTGTCTGTGCAGATAGATCGTCTATCATTTTACTTAGTTGATTGTTGGCTTTTCTTTCGGCAGCTTTCAATTTGTCTTTTGCAATTTTTATTTCTGCGGCTGGTGCATCTAAATCAACGAGTCTTTGTAACTCTTTGGAAGCACCATCTGCATCAGCCAAGTCCCCTCTTAATTTACTGACTAACGCTTGATTATATTTTTTAAAACCTGTTTCTCTTGCTTGTCTACCTGCAATAGCTTCACCCATTGCTTGTGTTCTACCAGGTATAGCAGCTCCTAAATAAGAAAGACTGGCAGCTGCTCTTTCGCCTAAGTCAGCTATGTTTCCTTTTTTAAATTCTGCATCAATTTCTTTGGTTGTTAATACTCTGCCTTTTTTTTCCTCTAAACGTAGATAATCATCCATCGCATACCCTTTTGACATAACATGCGCACTCGCAATGTCCTTCGGGTTTGCTTTTTTACCAAAAAATGCAGTATATCCAACACCTCCTATCTCTCCTATAGTTTGCGCACCTGCACCAAATACAAATTCAGATGTTAATAAGTCTGCTATTTCTTCTTTCGATTGTTTTTGTAAGTCACTAGCAGATTCGTATGCTTCTTCTGCAGCTTTACCGCCAGCAGTACCAAATCCACTTGCTAAAATATTTGCAAATCTTTGATTACCAACAAGAGTTTTTATAAATCTTGCTACTCTCATGTGTGGTGATAACGCAGCTATTGCACCAAATACAGGGCCTGCAATACCAGAAAAATCAGCAAAGTCGCCAGATGAAAATCCTCTTTCATCAATAACAATATTTTTATCTGAGAATAATTTTTCATCAAATAGGTTTTTTTCTGAGAGTGTTCTTTGTCCTTCGGGTGTAATAGCAAGATTGCCTCTGCTGTCATACGTAAAACCTTCATCGCCTGCGTATGTTGTAAGAATACCCTCTTTTTCTATCTCTCTGCCAGCTTGATCTCTACCTTCAGCTATACCCAAAAGTGAACGTAACTTGGTGCTTTTAACGCCTGTATCGTAATCAAAAAATGCCTTATCGTAAACTTTAGAGCCTTCAGTTTTTTCAAGTTCGGCAAACGCTTTCTGAGTAGCTTGATCTTCATTATTAGCCTCTACTCTTATTACTATATCTGGTCTTACTTTGACATCGTAAATCATTTTTTCGTTGCATCTATGAATGTAGTGTTGGGGTATGGGTTAGCAGCAGAAACTTCTGTTGTTGGAACACCATAACTTCTGGGTCTAAGAGGTATTGGCAAACCGTTTGACGTGAAGTACAAACCTATTGCATCATATTTATTTCTAGCTGTGTTAGTTCTTTGGGTTACGCTTCTAATTTGTGCTTCTATTCTTTCTAACACTTCTGTCTCTCTTGTAAGCGGATTTTTAAGACTGCCAACTAATTTTTCAGCAATCTGTCTATCAACATTAGATATTGTTCTACCACTTTCACCTGTAATAGTTTTAATGTTACCGTTTGCAATTTGTTCCAGAATTACAATAGCTCTTTCTCTGGGGGTAGTTGGTTCTTGTGAACCACCAGGCAAAAATCCTTTTGCTTGCGCTAATAATGAATTAGTTATCGCACCCAATCCTGTAATTTCCGATTCAGACATTATTTCTTTTACAGAATTGAACATTTGCATACTAATCTCACCTTGTTCAATATCATTGATAGTTTCTGATAATTTGGTTGTTTGTTCTGCAATTTTATCAGGTGCAGTATTTTTTACTCTTTGTTCTGCGAGAAATCTATCAAACCCTCCTTCCTTTGTTGCCATTGCAATTTCTGCTTCCCTTTCTGCTTGTCTTTCAGCTTCTTTCTCTTCAGCAGCCCCAGCAGCTCCTAATGCAATTCCTTGTCCAATCTGTCCAGTAGTTGCTAAACCTTTACCAAGGTTTCTTGCAAATCGAATAAAGTCAGGACTTTGTATAAACTCGCCAAAGTTTCTTTTAGTTGCTTCACCATCTGTTATATCTGGTTCTGCAGCTTCACCTGTTCCTGGAGTTTCAACTTTTTCATCGGCTTTACCGTCATCGTCACCGCTATTTTCTTCAACTACAGTAACAGGAACTTCTTGATTTTTAACTACTGGCTGTCCTGCATCTTTTGCTTCATTTGATACAGGTTCGTCGTTTATGTTTTGTAAATCTCTATCTATTGGATCTAAACCAGTTTTTTCTCTAGTTTGATCTACAAAAGTATCTAAATTTGGTGTTGACATATCTATAGAACCAAAAAGATCAGAAATAGTATCAACGGCTGCGTCACCTATAAATCCAGTTCTAGTACGGATTTGATCTGGATTGTTCATAGCTTTAGCCATTTCTGTTACAGCGTTTATATCTCTACCACCACTTCGCATAAACATGTCTGGATCACCATCCATAAAATCGCCTCTGAAAAGATCACCTACATCTTCACCGCCAACTAAATCACCTAACGTCTCTAGTCCTTCTCTTCCACCTTCTTTGATTGCTCCAAGGAGTTGTCTACCTAAAAATTGATATGAAGTTGGCACATTTATTGCATCAATTGCGCTGTATTCATCTAAAGATTGTATACCTCTACCTCTTAAATCTTGAATTGGTATAGGATTACCAAATTCATCACGTGTTTGTAATATTTCTGGTTGTTTTCTTCTTATATAATCCTCTACAGCACTTTTTACATTACTTCCAAGACTGACTCCAGGAGTATTATATAAAGCAAAAACATTTTCTAATCTTATATCGTCATTTTTTATTCTATTTATAGCTACACTAAAATCTTGTCTGCTTCCATCTTGGTATTGTATTTGGTTTGGCTCTAAATCGGCTCGTACCTCTTGAGAAATTTCTGCTGGAGGCATCCTTTGTGCATCTTCTGGAAACAGTTCTTTGTATTCTCGCATTTTATCCAAAACAGTTGCTGTTTCAATTGCAGGAAACTCACCTTTTACAAATTCTGTTACTTGTACTGGATTGTATCCTTGAGCAGTATAGTATTGGATGAGTCTGTCTACATTTACAACTTCATCGCCATTTGCAAACATTTGTCTTTGATATACATTCATAATTATGACATCGGTTGTCTTGCACCGTAAGGA